TGGGCAGTAAATGATACCTGTGTCGTAAAACTCAGGACCTTTGTAACCCAACAGGGCATACTCGACCTGCTCACGTAAGCCTTGCTCACGTTGTGCTTCGGTGCGAGTGTCACGATAAACGTTAAACCTTCCGCCCAGGTTACCTACTTTAGCAACGCCAACAGGTTGTGTGTTGACGGAACCATTAACAGGCATCCATGTAAACTCAGGAAGCATCTCGAGGATCGCGCAAACAGCGGGGCTAGCAACAATAAAGTTTGCTGCACCACGACGGTTGCGAATTGCGATACGATTTGCTTCAACAATGAGTTTTGCGTAAAGGTCACGATTACGTTCTGCCAGCCAACGACCATCGGCAGTTTCAGCGAACCATGCACTGTAACCTTTGCCTAATCCACCATTGATTGCGGTTTGGATCATACGAACGATCATTTCACGATCGATCTCGGCTTGAAGCTCATAACTCATCGCGTTGGTGAGTTCAGTATCAACGTCGATACCATTCATGTTCTTCAAGTCTTGTTCCAGTTCCACACTCCAATTAGCGGCTAGCCTACGGGTTCCAGCTTCTACTGCTGTCTTTTCGAAACTTACTTCGATTGTTGGAATCTTGGATCCCAATTCGAATTGTCCGAGAAGAGCAGCAACGCCAGCATCCTGCGCGAGCGCAGTAAATGCAACACTTCCTTGACCGCTTTCTAAACCGAAGCCGCCAGAAGATGTAGCGCCAATAGAATCATCCATGTCGGCACTGGATTTACCAGTGAAGCGGGTATCAAGATATTGATATCCAAGTTCACCATCTACTCCATTTCCGATATTTGTAGAGGCATCATATCCGGCTGCTTCACTATATGGAGCAACATTTCCTTTTCCGGCAGTAAGAGCACCGTCTTTACCGTTAGTGTTTGTTTCTCCAAGGAAGTCAGATCCGTATTTGTAGCGCAATGCAAATGCGAGTCCAACTGGACCGCTCATGGGCTGAACACCTACCAATTCGTTAGTCAACAACTCTGGGAATGTACGACGAATCATCGGAATGAGGATCTTAGGAAGACGTGCATCATTTGGTGCATATCCTGAATCACCAGTAGCTGGCATGTTACCAGCAGTACTACCAGCATCGATAGAACCACCAGAGAATACTCCTCCAGTTCCACCAGTGACGTTAGCTTCACCAATACACCATTGCTCTTGGTTCTCCAAAAGCATAGCTGTGTTAAGGCGAGTGTGATCATCTTCGATAGGTGCAACGTTTGCTGAATTGTAATCCAATACAGGACCCCATTTTTCAAGCAAAACCTTAGCACGACTTTCATCGATATAAGCTTGAGTTGGTTTAATAACTTTTGACATATTGTGTTTTCTCCTTGACCTTGTTACTCAGGTATCGCTACCTCATACTAAATTAATATTTACCAAGTTCTCCCATGTAAGTGTTGAACATTGGATCAGATTCTGTCTCATCCAAGTTACTAGCACTCTCGGTTACAACTTGTTTGGGTTGTTCTTTTTTCTCTACTATAACATCAACATTCTTCTGTTGAGTGGCACGTTGTTCACGAGCTTGTTCGCGTAGTTTCAAACGTGCTTGGTCGTCTTCTTTTTCGAACAACTTGACTGTATAATCAAAATTTTCTGTGATGAACTCAGCACTCTTACCACTGAGCACTCGTTTTACATACTCTTTCTTACGTTCCGGAAGACCTTGGCTCTTGCGCTCCAAAATGAGTTCTGCTTGAGCACGGTCAAGATTTTCCTTCAACACTTTGGCTTCAGATGCAGTCTTCTGTGCAAGTGCGGTACTTTCATCGATACGACGCTTTCCGTCTTGTATGGCACTGGCCACTTTTTTCTTGGCAAGCATCTCATCAACTGCGAGTACCTCACGTAGTTCTTCTAAAACTTGTGTGGCGCGTTTGTTGTTGACTGCTTCTGTTATATGCTCAAGCGGTAAAGCTTTTTCTACATACAATTCTAAATAGTTACTGATGTTGTCTACCAAACTCTCTTTAAGTACACCGGCCTCTTCGTTCAACGCGGATTGATACTTCTTGACAATATGTGTGAGCTTCTGAGCATGATTTGTGTCTATAGCTTCAACTAACTTCTCTAACTTGTCACAATGATCGCTATCAATTGCTTCTAACAGGCGTTCGAGCTTGGATGCGTATGTGTCATCCTGCTCTACTAGGGCTTTCTCAACGTGGAGGTCTACACGCTCTTGTACTGCTGCATCAAAAGCTTCTTGTATATGTCCCAGGCTTTCTTCACTCAGAATGTCCTTGGTGACCTCTTTCAACATTTCTTGGAATTTTTTATTTTCAGAACTCATGATTAAAAAAGTGGTTTTTTAGCGACTAGAGCAATACGTTGTTTGATTTTGTTGTGTAAAACCTGTTTCAGACTGTTGTTAGCCTTGGAAAAATCACGTTCATTCAGTTGTTTGATGAAGTTTAATATAGGTTTTCTCTCAGGATTTGTATTTTTCATTGTAGCGCTACTAATTATTTAGTCTAACACACGGTTAATTTTGTTTAGAAACGAACATATTTGTTCTTTTAAATAGGTATCTAAATCTTTTCTAGGTAAGTTTTTGATACCTATTTCGAAATCATCATATGTTTCACTGAAACTACCATCTTGTGATAATACGTATTGTTTACTTTCGAGTATACCATTCACAAACGCTTTTGGAAAGCTTGGATCAGCCACGCAGTCAATAGCAACAAGTCTCATTTCTTTGACATAATTGGCATCATCTTTTTCTTCTAGTTGACCTAATGCTCTGCTGCTCATGCCGAGTTTCACACCATCCATTATCAAACTACGCATGATGTTACCTACAGGTGTACTTAACACTTGTGATTTTCCATGGAAAACATTCCCGTTTTGAGATAGCTCTGTAACCATATGACAAGCCTTTTCTGGATTCACTTCTGCGCTCGTGGGGTGGTTCAACTCACCAAGTGCTCTTTTTTGATTGATCATCTCCTCTGTATAACGAGCAACTTCTTTGATCATCTCTTCACCTTCGTATATTCTACCGTTCCGGTTTTTTTCTCCAAACTGCATGTAAGGACCGCTCACAAACAATTTAGGTTCAGATTTATCGTTCTTCTCCTCTAGAATGTATTCAAATTCATGAAGATCAGGT